CGAACAATATGCAAGAGGCGAGTTAGAGACTAAGCCTTCAAGCCCTTTTCTTGTACTTATCTAATGAATCTAACTAACACAAACAAAGAGACAGTCAATAAGGTTGTCTCTCTTTTTTATGATTGGAAACTTTACCCAGAGTTTGAAGCAATCGCAGACTTACAAGACTGGTCGATAAACTTTGAAGGTGCTAGTCCCTTCCTAGTTTTTCTAGACCTAATTGGTTATAGTAGTGATCGCTTTGGTTCTGCTTTATGCGGTGAAGTGACAGCCAGTGAGTTATCACATCTCCTGGGATATAAGGAGTATTGCTTAATAAGTAAGGCTCTTAAAATCTTTGAGAATAACGGCTACGATCCAGTCTATGACTACATTGATTCACTTATTAATAGTGATCGATATGGTTTAGAGGAATAACAAATTGAAAGAGTTCTTTTTCTTTTGTATTCCTTTTGTTGGTCTCGCTATTTGTTACCTACTCCAGGGTAATTAACAATTAAGCCTCGCAATATGTGGGGCTTTTTTATTATCTTCTAAAGTAATCAAAGATATTTATTCCTATATAATTTGGATCGTTATATATAATATATAAACACAAAATAATAAAACTAATTATTAATATTAGTAGGAAATAAAATAACATTTAGTTATTGCGAATGATTCTCAATTGCATTAGTGGTGTGCCAGTTGAAGAATTGTCATAGGTATAATTACCTACGCTCTTTCTTCTTTTCTTATTGCGAATGATTCTCATTAGCAAGTATAATTGGGGACACGCTGGGCTGGATTCTACTATCATAGTTGGTGGGTGTGTGTATATAAATTGGGACACGCTCCATGTAGTATTGAATAGATAATAGAAGTAACCAGTACTAATGTCATTGATTATGACACAGCCTACAGCAAGAGATAGATTCTATGGACCACTTAAGCAAGTGGCACGACAGTACATACCTTTACTAATGGCACGGTTAAAGATCCTTGAGAATAGATCACTCAACGCAATGGATTTCTTGGATGCAGAGAGTGATACAGAACACGAGTATGTGTGGGAAATGAATGAGGCTGAAAGAGTCGCACTAGTGGCGGAAGCGCAGACAGACCTGCACAAAGCAGTATTAGAGGCAGGAACGGCTCAAGCTTTGGTCGGGGCATTTATAGATTTACTAGAAGATGACTACAAGAAGATGAGAGATAGCAGTTGTTTCTTTATTGACCCTAAAGGTAGGCACATATCATTATACGAGGGACAAACACCTGATAACTAAAAAGGCTCCCGATTAAAGGAGCCTTCTTGGTTTAGTGATGCCTGTAGTAGACAACACCACGGTAGACGAGTTTGGTCATTGGAGCCTCTTTAACTTCCTAACGCCCGTTCCATCGTTAGGTTGCCTGCGTCCCTGTTAAGGGATGAACGTACGCAGAGGCTATCAGATCTGGTAGTCGTTGCTACTACTATCATACCACTTGGGTAAGTGTCTTAGAAGATACCAGGGATAATCTGTCCAGTAGTGAGGTAAGCACCAACACCAGCTAAGAATCCAATCATAGCTAGGCGACCATTAAGTAGTTCAGCAGAGTCGTTCATTGTGTATTCAATGGGTGGTTCTTTAGCGATTACTTGAGTGTCGTTCATCAGAATTTATACTTAGCCCCAAGTTTTGTACCGTAAGAAGCGTCACCTTCATCTGCGGATAGGTAGCTAACCTCACCGTAGACTCCAAGCTTCTCAGTAGCAGCTACACTTGCTCCTACCTTACCGCCGAATTGAGTAGAACCATCAGCACCGTCAGGATTAACAAAGGCTGGTCCTCCTTGGACATAATAGTCAAAAGATTCTGAGCCAAAGTCTCCCTCATATCCCAATGCCACATCTGTTGTGCGGCTGGTGAAGTCAGAGCCAGTGTACGAGCCATTAGTTTCTATGTTTGTATAAAAGTCACCAGCAAGGGCAGGAGCTGTACCTACACCTAGCAGGGCAGCTAGAGCGATTGCAAACTTCATAGTATGTAATAAAACAATATCCCAAGTATAACTTCTTAACCCCAGTGAATTGTCCTCTTACGTTCGGTTGTCACTATTTTAAATTGTTCACGCCTCTTATGACCCTGTATTATCTCCATCGCTTTATCCGCTTCCTTACTATTAGTATTCTTATTATTAGCGTCAATGTTAGTAGTCTTGTTGTGCATTTAAAGGTACTTTTAATAAAAGTTTAAAAAACAGCCAATTTAAAGGCATATCAACATATTAGTAGGACAATCGTAGTAGTGGCATAAGAACAGTTTAAAACTTTACGTCTTTCTGGTTACTGTTTGGTAGTCCTTTCGAGCAACAATCATGGCTTACAAGAAGCTAAAGTTTATTGGAAAATTAGAAGGTTTCGTCCCTCATCTATGGGATGAACCTACATATAAGAATGAGCCTTGTGACTGGAGAATCAGGGTAAGAGTTCAAGACCCTGAAGGTGAACTTCAAGACACTCTGACTAAAGAGTATGAAGCATCTTGTAACTACTACAAAAAACAGACAGGTGGTAAAAGGTTCTTTGATGAACCTTGGGATATTAACGAAGAAGACAGCACAATAACTGTTCGTCTTTGTGCAAAGCCTCGTTATGAAGAGCACCCTTTCCCAATAGTTGATGGAGATTTAGAGGCTCTTGATAAAGAGATAATGCTAAGAGAAGGTACAACAGTTCAAGTAAGTACTGTGATGATGCCTTACTCCCTTAAAAGTCCTAAAGGTGGTATGAGATTAAGACCTCGTGCTATGCAGGTCATCGAGGCTGTTACTTATGAGGCATCAGACAGCGGTGAACTCAATCTTGAGGAAGAGTTTGGCAAGAATGATGGCTTCAAAGCCTCTAAGCCAAACGTTAAGAAGAAAGTTTCTAAGAAATCTGTTACCGTAGCAGACGAGGATCTGGACTTCTAACTTAAATGGCCCGAAGATTTCATAAGTATGGTAAACGTACAAGAGATGGATTCAGATCGGGCTTCGAGTCGGAAGTAGCACATGACCTTAAGAAACTAGGGATTGACTATGAATACGAGAAACACAAGTATGACGTAGTAATCCCTAGACGTTATACACCAGATATGGTGTTAGCTAACAAGGTACATATAGAAATTAAGGGCTACTTCGACCAAGATGACAGGAGGCTCCTCCGCATCTTTAAGGAACAACACCCTGATATAGACATTAGGATGTGCTTCCAAAACCCACATCAAAAGTTAAGTAAGACAGCCAAAATGACTTACGCAACCTGGTGTGATAAACACAACATTCCCTGGTGCAAGGGGCCGCACTTGCCAAAACGTTGGACTACGCTATAGTTCAAAGTGGTAAGTTGAAAGGGTTTACCTTAAAAGCCTCCAGGGAGTCCCCGATCCTTGGAGGTTTTTTAATGGGACAAGCTGAAGAACTAATCTATCTCATGAAATCTATCGATGAGGTAGGTATCAAACAGAACTGGGATCGAGAGAAACTCGAACAGGTTAAACAAGATGCGATAAGGGATTATTACAATCTCGAACAAAAGATCCACAACACAGACTCACATCATCAACGGGGTAAATTAAATGACGGTGATCCACGGGCCATGCCCTAAATGCGGTAGCAGGGACAACCTAGCTATCTATGAGGATGGTCACACCCATTGCTTCGGTATGGGGTGTGGTTATAGAACTCCTCCTACTAATTCTTCCTTTCAATTACCTATGACTACAACTACTACAAAAGAAATTGAAACTATTTCTGGAGAGTATGTAGATATACCTTCTCGTGGGCTTAAATCTGAAGTCTGTAAGAAGGGTAGCTATATAAAAGGTATGCATGGTGGAGAACCAGCATACTTCTGTCCTATATATGACAACGACAGAGTTCTTACTGGTTACAAGATCAGAAAGAAAGGTAAGAACTTTTTAATGCATGGATCTAATCCAGATAGCCGCTTCCTATTTCAACAGATGTGGGGTGGTAATAATAAGCTGCTAGTCATCTTTGAAGGTGAGTATGACGCACTATCATATATGCAAACCAGGCAGGGTTGGCCTTGTGTTTCTCTACCTAACGGTTGTGAATCAGGTAACAAAGTAATACGAGCCCAGCTTGAGTGGTTACTCACCTTTGAGACAGTAATCTTCTGTTATGACGATGATGCTGCAGGACAGAAAGCAGCGTTAAGAGATGTACAACTACTACCACCAAGGGTAGGAAAGATTGGGACAATATCAGGTTATAAGGATTGTAATGAAGCTCTCCAATCTGGTGATACTAAAGCCATAGTCAATATGGTTTACAACGCTAAAGAGTATGAGCCAGATGGTATCATCAACGCTTCTAAATTACTTGCCTCTGTTCTTGAAGATCCTAAGGTAGACAGTGTTGAGTATGGATTCCCATTTCTCGATGATAAACTTCACGGTCTAAGACGTGGAGAACTTGTTACAGTTACCGCAGGAACAGGACAAGGTAAATCAACTTTTGTAAATGAAATTGCTTATAACCTCGCAGTCAATCAGAACCAAAAAGTCGCTGTCATCGCTCTTGAGGAAAACAACCTCAGAACTGCGAGAAGATTTGTCGGTATTAACCTTAATCATCCACTACACATTGACAAAGGAGATTTTACAGATGAACAGATCGAAGAGGCGTTCAACGCAACACTCGGCCAAGGAAACATCTATTTTTACGACCATTTTGGGAGTCTCGATTCTACCGTTCTTCTTAACCGCATACGTC